CATCGTGAAATAAAGTAATCATTTGAGCGTATGCCTCTGGCTTCCTATTACTATCCGTTGCATCTAATCCTCTACCGAATATCATTTCTGACATTCCATTTATAATAGCATTGTTTGTAGCACTACCATTATACCTATCAATTAAAAATTGAAAGTAATTATTGTCCTCTCCATAAGAAACAAAATTATCCGTTTTTGTTTCCTTTATTTTAGGACTTGTGTAAGTCGATAAATTTAATACTCTTAAATCATTCATATTATAAAACTATATAATCATTATTACCATCTTGACTTACATACTCGCTTTTATTAACAGAATAGTAATCGTTGGTATCTTGGTTTATTGTTTGGTCTGTACAAAATATTCTATCTAAATAAACTATATTAGAACCATTTAAAAGGGTTAAGTCATAATACCTACCCTCTTTTAGATTAAATGCATAAGAAACGCTTAAATAGTTCTTTTCAGTAATTGCTGATACAACCGCAGTAGTTATTTCGTTCGTGCTATCATCTCGTAATTTTAAAGTAACAGTTCCAACGTATTCTCTTGGTATTACTTTTATAGTTTGTGCATCTGTACTTGTCGTTAATACTTTCATATATATATATAGCTATTAATATTATTTTTTGCATAAAAAAAAGGGTAACAATTAAGCCACCCCTTTAAATAAAGATAAATAAATTTAGTTATGCATTCGGATCTATTTGAGTTGCACTTTCATTATCAGTTATAACAGTTGAAACTGTGAAATTCGCAGGAGATGTTTCCATTGCTTCCATTGTTAAAGTAAATCCAGATAAATCACCCATTGCAGCACCAGATACGATTGTACCACCAGTTACCTCTGCTCCGTGTTCTAATCCTACCATAAAAAAGTTTCCATTATAGTCCTCAATCGCAACGTGTGGTCTTGATGCAGACAATAATTTAATTTCTTCTTGTGTTTCTTTGTCCAAAGTGGTCAAAGTTAAATTTAATGTTTGTGTGTAAAAAGTTGTACCATTTTCTCTTGAACTGGTTATTGTAGTTTCTAAAGATGAAGAGCCTTTGATATCGTATTTAAAAAAGTCTGGAGTTCCAGCAACTGCCGTAATTTCTCCAGCTACTATTGTAGCAGCTCCTAATGTACCATAATCAGCGAAATAAACCGCTTTTAAGCCACCAACAGAACTTTTACAAGGTAACGCTCTACCAGATGTAAGTAAACAAGCCATATTGTATATATTTTTTAAGGTTATAAAAAAAGGGTAAGCAGATTAACCACCTACCCTTTTAAATATTGATTAATTAATTTTAAGAATAAAGAACGATATCGCCACCAAAGACGTGTTGTACTCCTGCGGTAAATCTCATAATTACTCTTACATTTTGTGATCCATCGATGTCTGACATATCAATTACTTTCACTTCATTTTGGTCATTTAAGATACCTGTTCCGAAATATAAGTTTGATTTTTGTGCAGCTACCATAGTGTTGTCAGCTAATCCTTTAGCAACAAACATATTGATACCGTCGAAAGATAATTCTCCACCGTTGTACCATTGAGTTCCTTTGTTATCAGAACCATTTGCTCCAATAGTTGCAGCGAATCCTCCTAATGCTCTAATATATGCTCTTGCTACGTTTGAAGAAACATATAATGTTAGATCTTCTTGTCCATAAACTGCAGTTGGAATAGCATCTACTACCTTTCCTAATTCAGCGATAACGTTTGCAGCAGTTACAGTTCCTGCAGTTACATCAATTACATCAGTATCAGCAGTTAATTTTGCAGTAAATCCATCAAACTCCCCACTTGTTGCAGTTGCTCCGCTCCAAATGTTTTTCTCTGTCTTGTCAGCTACTTTTGCAGCAACGTGAGAAATTACAAATTCAGCGAAAGATGGTGCTAAATTATCGAATGCAGAATAGCCCATTTGAGCAGCTTCCCAAGAGTTATGTAGGTCTTTCTTACATAGTTCTAAATTCACTTGAAACTCCTCTGGTTGCAATACTGCTTCTGTTAAAGTTAAAGTTCCTTGGTTTGTTACAAAGTCGCAAGAAGCATCTTTTACGATGTCATCAGTTGCTCCTTTTTGGATAACAGATTTAAACTTTACGTTTGGTAAAATTGAAATAGCACCACTATCTAAAGTTGATGCTGATAATAATGCAGCAGCGATATACTTACCACTAAATTCCCCTGCATAAGTTGATGTTAAAGATACACTCATTTTTATTTAATTTATTTGTTATTAAAGTTTATTCATTTTACTCATTACTCTATCCAATGTAGACATCTTTCTTTTAGATGCAATATTGAATTTTACTTGTGTTTTAGAAACCTCTGCGTTTGTGTTAATTGGTTCAGCAGCAGGTTCAGATAATTCTTGTGCAACCTCTGTTGGTATTTCTTGTGCAGATAATTCCTCTTTTGTTTCTTCAGCCATTTCTTCTTTTTCTTCCTTTGGCTCTAACATTTCTTTGATTTCTTCAATCATCAATTTAACCTCTGCAAGTTCTTCTTTAGTAGCGTAAACCATTTCTTCTTTTTCTTCTTCTTCTTCAGCTTCTACTTCTACCTCTTCTTCTTTAGCTTCTTCGTCTTCAGATTTTATTTCTTTAATGATACCCTCTTCTTCAACTACAAGAATTTGACCATCTTCTAAAACATAATCGCCAACAGGTAAAGCTACTCGCTCATCTTCTGTTACGATAAAGATTTCATTACCCTCTGAAAACGCATCTGCTTCTAAAACAGTTCCGTTTTCTAATTTCATTTGTTCAAGTTTTACTTCAACTCCTAAAAGAGTTTTTACTTGATTTAACATTTCACTTGGTTTCATATAAATATATAGTATTAAAATAATTAATTTGTATTTTTGTTTATACAGTAGTTGAGGTTCTACCTATTCCCTGTGCTTGTAAGCTACCATCACAACACTCTTTTGAGTATGTATTGTTCTTACACAAGCAACCTCTTTTACTCGATCTAGGACTTGTTCTACTTGGTATGCTATTGTTGTTTTTTTTCATCTTGTTTTATTTTAGATTCTGCCCAACTCTTTGCTGACTTACCACCCCATAATAAATAAGATATATAACCACACGCTTCTGTATCCCCTGTCTTATAATATTCTTCTGCCCTACTTAAATAGGAAAACATACGTTTAATAGTTTCCATACTTACAGGTCTACCGTCAGCTAATTGTTGAGCTCTTACTTTACCAACTTGAGTAGCACATTTATTATTTACTTTCTTATTTAAATCAATTCCTCTTTTAGCATTATTTCTTACAGATTGTGGGTAGTCAGAAAAACTCTCCATTTCAGTACGCTTTCCTTTTTTAAGTCGTTTATCGTTTTTAATAACCGCCTTAATTTGTGACAACATATATTCTGCTTCTGCTTCCTCTATTGCTTTTAGCTCTTCTTGTAAATCGTTTATTGGTTCTTTAGGTCTTTCCATTTTATCTGCAAAGTAACCCTCGATACTAAAACCTTTTACTTTTCCAGTTTTTACAAAGTTATTCCAAACCTCATCATTGTTTACCTTAACAGAACCCATCCAAGTTCCTACTGGTACATTCATACCAAACTTTCTTGACTTGTCGTGAACCTCATCTTCTACGATCCAACTTTCAACTAAAGTGAGTCCGTTAATATCGTGTTCGTGTTCTAAAGTAGCTTTGCTTTGGTTTCCATTCATTAAATACATTTGAGATGCTTTTACTACTGTATCCTTTGAAAAGTAAATATAGTATTCATCATCTCCACTTCGTCTGTAAATAGGTTTATTAGGTATTAATAAAGCACCTACAAGTAATTTCTTTTCCTTATCCGCTTCTTTTAATTCTATAATATTACTATTCAAAGCAATGAAATCTTCTTCAATAGCAGGATTCTCAACTACGCTAATAGCTTCGATACCGATTTCGTTATTATCTTCGTCTAATACTAACTCTATTATATTCATATTTATATATAGTTATAATGTTTTTATTCTGTCCACATCTATACGTTTCATCAAATAAATAATGTGTAAAACCATTCTCAATATAAAAATCAGTGTAAAAAGAGATATCATTAAAATTGTAAATGACTGTTTGTTTTGGATCATAAAGAACTAATAATTTAGGATATTCCATTTTTTGTTCAAATTTTTCTATAAGCTCAAATAACCCCTTATTAAAATATTCTTGAGCTTCATCAAAAATGATAAAATCTATTTCATCTGACACTTTTTCATTTATGGCATTTTCAGAGTAGACTTTAAACTTTATCAAACTATTATCCATCTCATAGTCTCTAATTATAGCATGTTCAATTTTCGATTTCATTAATTTATTAGCACAGTAATAAATCCCTCTTTGTTGCATTAAAATATTTTCAGCTAAAAACTTTTTTGCAAGTACAGTCTTTCCTGTACCAGGAGCACCTTGAATAATTACTTTTCTGTTTCTTTTTAAACCTTTTAAGGTTTCATAGTTTTCCTTTAAAATAATTTCTGAATTAATTCTTTCAGGATTATACCCATAGGAGGTTTGGGTAGGAAACAACTGAGATTTTAAGGATTTTATTTTTTTCGAAGACAGTTCTGGATATTTCTCAAATCTTTTTTTTATTATTTTT